CCATTGTCCTTGACTGGCACCATCTACTTTAATTGTTATTATTTTTTCTTTCATACCTACAATGTAGGATTTATTGGGATTGTTGTCAACCCTTTCCTTGGCCTTTATATCGTGTTTGTTTTTGCTGACGTTTCTCTGATTTGTTTTTATTTTTTTTGTGTTGACGTGCACCTCTTTTTTTAGGCTTGTCTCTTGTTTCAAATGACTTAAATTTTTTTGCCACTACTCAGTCCAATCTTTTACAGCAATATCAAATTCTGCTCTTTTAGTTATGTGTGGTAGATAAACTATTTTACCATTTACATATTGCTCTAGATCTGATCCACAGTTCATACATCTGTATATCTCTTTTGTTAATCCAACTAACATTGTAAACTCTTCACAAGTAGGACATTTACCATTAACTATCTCTGCTGTAATCTTCATTCTTTTTTCTGTCATAAGCTTTCTTATTTCTTATCACAATCTGACGGTAACGTCTATCTTTCAAATATTTAGCAATTGGATTTTTTTTCTTATTCAAGGATCAAAGCTTGGATATATTTTCTACCTTGATATAACTCTATCTTTGCTTTACCCTTATAGCATTTGTAGGTTACGGATTCACTAAACTGTCTCTCCGCGTGGCGCTTGCCTCGGAGGCAATGTGCCATGTTTTTTTGCACCAAGTGTTCCTTGATCTCTCCGTTTACAAACATCAAAAGGGCCACTATAGACTCGATCATAATATTTTACCTTTGTTTTCACCTTGCTTGATAACATATTTTTGTGTACCATGCTTGCCAGTTTCCACTTCTTTTTTTAATTCTTTTGATAGACTCATAGCTTTGTTTTCTTTGTTTATTTGTGCTATGTGATCTAACACTTTTTTAGTGACTCGTCCCGTTGCCATTGTATTTAAAATCCCTGTTTTGATCTTTTAGTTTTTCTATATCAATTAAAACTTTTTCCATTTGTTTTGTTAAAAATTCTATATTTACTTTGTTTAAAGCCATTGATTCTATGTGTTCATTTAAACGATCGGTGGTCTTGTACAAATCCTCAATCATCATGTACTGCTCAGAATCCGCGGGCAATGTACCCATTTGTCCTCGTGGCCATTTGATTCTAAACTCAGAATTATTTTCTACATCTTTAGACATAAGTTCTAACTGCGTAGCCATCTTGTTTTGTTTTTCAATTATACCAAAATAAGCCCAGGTCCCGACCGCGACCATGATGATCAAACTAGCAACCGTCTTCATCGGCATCTGCACGGCGGCCTCTTCTGAGATTCTTAATGGTTTATTGGACATGTGGACCTCCACAGAAAGCCAGGAGAACTAACATTACGATTAACAAACCTGTAAAGTAGTAATTCATCCTGGCTATCTCCATAGTCATTACTTTAATACATAAGCTACAATAAGTACAACAACTACAAGACATTCAATCTTGTGGTCTGACCAGTAATGCATAGCTTTACTTTTCATTTTATTAATCATTTTTTTTCTCCTCGATTTCATAGAAAAACTTGTCTGTATCTTCTGTACGCCAAGCTCTGCTATCTTCAACATTCCACTCAGAGGTCTGCACTTTCCAATCAGGGATTGTGTCTTTTACAGTAAAAGAAGGTATATCCCATATACATCGATTGTTAGGTTGTGCTGCAAAATTGCCATCGTCTAATGCAATTATGTGAGCGCACTTGTGCTCGTGCGGGATCTCTGAATGATCAGTGTCAAGTATATTAGACTCTGGATGTGCAAAGTCAACAGTAAATAAATATTTACCAGCGTGCCATTTTTTATCTTTTCCTATGTATTTACCGGCTTGTCCGTCTAAAATATCCCAACGATGAACAGAAGGATAATAAGAAAAACAATTCCAGAGCTGTAATTCATCAAGTCTTCTTGCGGGCACTCTATGTGAGTCAAATCCCTTTTGAATAAACGCGCTAATTGGTAAGCGATAAAATATTGCACCGTTTTCCATAATAGCATGCCATAATATAGCCCTACCTGTAAGAGCGCTAAGACCAAAGATAATGCAGTCTTCAACTTCTCCGTGATGTTTTTTACAATCATAAAGATACTCCCTTTTTATTTGTGCGTAAGTCGGTGGTATGTTTACATTTAAATATGCCATAGTTTATCCTCATTTTATTGTACCCCAATTTGGTCCAGATTCATAGTCCACTTTGTTTGGTACTTCTAGCTCAACTGCAGATTCCATAATCTCTTTTATTTTATCTGCATTTCCATCGACCGATATATCAAGTTCATCATGCACTTGTATATGCGGTACAATTCCTTCTTTGTATAGATCAACCATTGCTTTCTTTGTCATATCAGCTGCTGATCCTTGTATAAGTTTATTGAGTGCTTTGTATGTGTAAGCTCTCTTGATCCCTGGTCCGTGTTCCGAGAGCGCTTCTTCGTGAGGTAATGCTTTATGTATCCCGAACTGGTTAGGCTCCCATAAATTAAATCTACATCTACGTCCTAGTAAAGTTCTAACTCGACCTCGGTCCTGTGCTCTACGCATAACACTCTCCATTAACATTTTTACAAAGGGGACTTTGTCATGGTACGTTCTAAATAAATCTTCAGCGTTCTCTTTTGATACACCCAGCTCTGCCTGTAATTTATTTTTACCCATACCATAAAATAAACCAAGATTAATTGTCTTGGCTTGTGATCTAGGTATGTTAGCCATGTCAGCTACAATTCTGTGAAAGTCTGCTTCACCTTCATTGTAAGCGTCTAATACTTCTTCAACACCATACAACCCATCAAGAGCTGCGTAGTGTGTAACTAAACGTGGCTCTTGTTGTGAGTAATCAAAGCAACCCCACGTCGTACCTTCTTCAGGTATAAACAAACTTCTGATCCGTGGTCCAAGTTCTTTGTTACGTGCTGGTATCTGTTGTAAGTTTGGATTGTTGTAACTAAATCTACCAGTCACAGTGCCACCTTGATCTGATCTTATCTGATTAATCTCTGCATGTATTCTACCGTTGTGTGAGTGTTTTAATATCGTATCAATAAAAGTTGTATGTGATTTGTTTATCTCTCTTGCATGTGCAATGGCTTTTACAACAGGATCAGTTTGATTCTGTAAAAAGTTTTTAGTAAAACTTGGTGCACCTGTTTTGGCTGTACGTTCAAATGGTAAGTTTCTTTTCTTAAATACTTCAGCAATACTTCTCGCCGCCCAAATTTGTACATCAACTCCTGTTTCTTTGTGTACTTGTTGTAGACATTGTTTCTCTTCTGCAACTAATTCTTCTTTAAGTTTGTGAGCTGCATCTATATCAACACGCACACCTAAGAATCTCATATCAACAAGACATGGAAATAATTCTGTTTCAAGATTAAATATGTCTTCAAGATCTTGACCAATAATTTCTTTCTTCATTTCTTGCCATAATTTTAGAGTCAATACTGCATCTTGTTCAGCATACTCACCAACATACATTGCAGGCAGTTTATACATCTCAGACTTAGCATCGATGCCCCAATGGTCCGCAGTTTCCTTCAATACAGCCTCATTTTTACCGATTCCGACGTAATCCCGACCCAAACTACCTAAATCGTATCTAAAGCGATTCTCGTCCACGAGAGAGCCAGCAATCATGGTATCTACTATCTTACCTTCTATTTTAAACCTTTCAGCTCTTAAAAAACATACATCGTACATTGCATTGTGAAATATCTTAATTGCAGGTGTATTTAACACATCTTGTAACCATCTCGTGACCATTCCATGGTCCATGTTACCACCGCCTTCATGACGTATAGGATAATAACCGGACCAGTTATGCACAGCTACAGCTATACCTACTATATGTCCTTTACTTGTTACAGATCCAGATCCCATAGTTTTTAACTCTGGGTCCTTTGTCTCTAGGTCAATTGCAATCTCATCATACTTTGACAAATCTGGAAAATCTTCTGGTGGTACCCACTCTGTTTGTGGTTTAAATATTTGTTTCATGATTCCTTTTTTGTTCGTAGACGTGTTTTTTTTCTACAAGATTATTTAGTTTTTGTTTATTACTAAATGCGTACAGAGCTGCATCATAGTCATAAGGAAATATTTCCCAAGTAACTAAACTAGGATATATTTCTAATTTAAATTTATGTTTTTTTATTTTAATATGTTTTGTTATAGGTTTACTTCTCATTCTTTGTATCTTTCAATTTCTTAATTTCTAAATCACAATAGTGTTTTATCTTCTCAAGATCTTCTATCTTATTTTTATATAAATATCTACAAACATATTTTACAACGTTGCCTTGAAAGAATGACAAATCATTCTTTGAAATAAATTCGTAGGGTTGAATACGAAAGTTTTTATAGTGACTCCCGCCTATCTGCTTGTCTTGAGGAAATGCATCCTCAAATATATCTTTGTTCGTCATAGATTGTATGCCTTTTTAGTTTGTGGTTCAATTATGTATAAGTTTTTTTCTGTTCTTGTGCAGGCAACATAAAATAATCTGTGTGTATCATCTGGATCTTTTTCATAATCAATAAATGCTGCACCAGCCAAGTCTGTTATTACAACT